AGGTGTTGGCGATAGTCCGACTTGCGTTATTAACCACTCTACAATGCTGCTTTTATTCATAATCTCATAAGATTCGTGAAAAGAAGCGTTATCATAATAATAAAAAGTCCCGTCAAGCGTTGGCAATGTTTGACCATCCACAGCACATTTTAAGATACGATTTTTGATGACGGGATACATTTGCGTACTGCTAACAGCACTAGGTGTAAACGATGCGGTATTTGTCGCACCGCTCACATGAGTCAATGTGCCACTCACAAAAGCGGTATTGCTTGTACGCGCTGTGATTGAAATAATATTCGTTGCTGTTGCAATAATTACCCACTGATTCGTGCCGTCAGTCCACACGCTACCCACATCTACGCTAGTTTTAACATGGCCTGTGACTGTGCAGTTTGTTTTTGCATAGCCGTGATTTGCACCGACGGTTGTGCCAGTGACGCGGTATGGTGCTACGTCGTCTGCTGCTTGTTTAAATAATACGTTGTCGAGTTGGTCATCGTAAAAGTTAAATACTTCACTTTTCGCAAGGTTAGCCATTCCAAATGGCTTGATTGTGTGTTTGATTCGTTGCGTATCGCTGCCTGCTATCACGCAATCAATATAAGATGTTGCCGCGCTATCAAGTACCATTTTTGCCGCGATGTTGCTTGGTAGCTCTTTAATACCGTTATTAACAAAATCTTTGTCTAAAAACTTATATGTACCATAAGCCAGGTAATCACTTACTGCTGCGCCTTGCTCAACTTGTACGTTGCTATAAGTTGGCACTGTTGGCGAGTATAAATTGATAACCATATAAGTCGCTGTTACGGGGGCTGTCACGGTTAACGGCAAAGTAAGTGTTGCATCGTAAGACGCGGCAACCGCTGCGCTGTTTAAGTTTGTTGTAAAAAATGAAACTCCCTGCCTTCCCCTTGTTCCGCTAATTGTGTACTGCTGCCCAGCGATAACGGGTATAAAATCGCTACACCCCCAACCAGCGGAACTAGTAATATTGCCGCTTGAGCTGTCGATTAATTTACCATCACGAACAGTTGCAACATTTAGCAAGTTTGGGCTAATTACGGTCACTTCGTAGTCCTTGTTAATTGTGTCAAGCTCTGCTTTTAGTGCTATTGACAGATTATCTCTGTCAATGTTTCGATATTTTGTAAACCAAGCCTCGAATGCCGTATCAAACGCGCCTTGTTCAATTTGTATTTGAGTTGGCTCTGGTATGGTGTTCGACTGTACGTTGACTACTAAATAATTTGCACCTGCTGGTGCTGTAACAGTTAGCGGTGTTGAGTTTGAGTTATAAGAGCCGACTATTGCTGTCGTTGTTGCATTGCTTGCAAAAAATGATAATCCTGCCCTTTTTGTTGCGTTAGCACTGATTGTGTACTGCTGCCCAGCTACAACTGGAATATAACCACTACACGCCCAACCGCTCGAGGTTGATATATTTCCGCCTGTGGTTATGTATTTGTCAACTTGTTTGGCGGCAGGATTGTATAAGTTTTTAGGATAAACAAACGTAATGACATTAGTATCAATATCTGCTTTAAACGCGTTTAACGTATTAAGGCCTGTTGTATTTGTTGCGACTGAAGCACTGGACGGATACGTTGCTATTAATACAGATGCTCCTGCATTTGCGCGGCGATATTCATACGCTGCAACATCGCCGCTTCCCTGCACTTTGAATGCTTGTCCGTCTGCTACTGCTGCACGACCTAATGCTTCGGTTGTATAAACCCCTGCTTGGATTAGTGCCGCATCTCTTGCTGATTCTGTAGCAATAACATCTAACGCTGTGGCCGCTGCGTCGGCTGCTGTTAAAACAGCATTATCCGTAGATATAATAGCCTGCGCGGTACTAATAACTGCTTGAGCTGTCGATATGCCAGCCTGTGTGGCAGAGATTCCTGCTTGAGTTGTTGTAATTACAGCTTGCGCCGTGGCAATAACTGCCTGAGCCGTAGCTGTAACCGATGCTGCTACCGCTTGAGTTGCAGACGATGAAATAATATCTTGTACAGGCAATGCTGTAACCGCCACTGCTTGCGGCGGCATAATAAAGATTTTGGAATAAACTAATATTCCTGCCAAATCAAATATTTTTAATTCGTGATAAACACTGCCGTCATCTGGTTCTAATAGTATTGTTGCAATGCCTAACGAGTTTGTTGCTACATTGTTTTTGCTTATTGATTGCCCATTAAAAACATCTGTAACCTGAGTGCGTTTTCTATCAACAAGGACTCTTGCGCCATCAATAACACCAAGCCCTAAATCATTAGTCGATACTGTTAAGGTATAAGTCGCCATTATCAACTCACTTAAATATAATGTGCTTTTGTTCGGAATGTTTTACGCATGGCATAGCCTTTTTCAGCTCTCATTTTTGAATCAGTAATAGCTGCATCAAATTGGCTTTGATAAAACGCTGACATATTAGGGTTGGACCATGTTTTCTCTGCCATGAGCATTAGATACGCTAATGCACCATGCTTGATTGCGTCTTTGTATTCTTCAAAGATAGATTCATCAACGCCTTGAGCGGCCTGTGTTGGCTTTAGTGCAACAAGGATTCGGACGGGATAAACGCCCATAGGTTTTGGAACTAAAATGGCGGTATTGGTATTTTTAAGAAAGAAGTATGATGGTTCACCTGATTGGTCACGCCATTCTTGGTAGATTTCTTCTAGGTCATCTTGTGTTTTTGGCTGTAACTCACGCTTATTTACTTTCAACATGAGTAATTGCGCGATGGTGGTATCGACTGGTGTTGGTATGTCGTATTCTTTATCGTTAGCTACCGTGTAAAACCCGTCTAATTCTTGGCGCAAGAATAAAGACTTTTGGCAAAACTCGATTGCTTTTTGACGTACTGCTTCAATTATTAAAGCGCGAGGACAATCAGGGACGTTTACTTGAACATACGGCAACCATTGCGTGTAAGGAACAATAGCCATGACTTAGCCTTTTGATTTTGGATTAACCGCACCATCGGACGCTGCTTTAATTTGCAGCAGTTGAAAAAATGTACTTTGATGAGAACGCGCCACGGCATAATTCGGGTTTTGGTCATCACCACACCATAGCGAGTAAAGCATCCACTCTTGAAGTGCTGGTGCGAAGTAATCATCCACGGGCAATAAATCTGTGCTTGCTGAAATCGTTGGCAGTACGCGCACATAGCTAATATCAACCCCAATAACAGGCGATACAGGCGCAGGAGGATAAACATAAAAATCTTTAGGGGTGATTGAATCGTAAAAATACTCATCAATCACGGTTTGGCCTGTTGTTTCATGCCAATCAGGAATAAGTGCGTCTTGAACAAGCATATCAGCCTTGCGAATCGCTCGACCTGCATCACTTAAACCGCTTTGTCCACGATTACGAATAACCTTTAACAACCTTACTCCGTCACTTGGCAATGTTTGTCGTGTTCCAGCGACTAGCAGCATCATAGTTGTGTATGACGCTGCATCGGGTCGATAGCTAACCAATGCTTGTAGCGCACTATTCATTGCTGCTATTTTTTGCGTCAACGAATACTTAACGTCATTCGGGTCATCAAGAACAAAATTCACATTCCGCAAAATAACTGAACACAGCATAAATCACCTTACGTCATTCTTGATTTTTGGTCGCTTGGCGAATTTTTATCAGTCTCGCCTTTTACGCCGAGTAGATTAAAAAATATCTCTTGTTTTTTTAGTGCCGCTTGATAATTCGGGCTTTGTTCATTGTCGCTACTCCACAATGAGTACAACATCCACTCTTTAACCGCGACAGAATACAAATCATTTATTGGGAATGTATCGGCAGACACCACATCAGGAATAGAACGCTGATAGATAACCTCAACAAATTTATTAGATGCTGAACCTATATGCGGATACACCCAAAACACACTTTGATTGCTTTGTTCATACCCATACTCTAAAACATCATCACCCGTGACGTTATGCCAATCAACAACCCTGTCACTAATTCGGTTTAAGTCCATGAGCCGAACTGATTTACCCGTAGTAGTCCCACCAGGGCCGCTTTTATTTCTAATAACACGAATAAGTCTAACGCAGTCGCTCGGCAGAGATTGCTTTGTGCCTGAAACTAATGCGACATTAGTGGTAATTGCAGCAGAATCAGGTCTATGTAGTGAAACCGCTCTAATAGCTTCATTAAGAGCTTGTTCTTTTTGCGATAACGAATACACCACATCGTTTGGGTCGTTCGTTATTGTTCTAACAGTGTTTAAGATCGCACTACATAGCATGATTATTCACTCGCTTTAGCGTTAGTTTTGGCAATATCAAGCGCATCTTTGGCATCATTCACCAAACACCGCAAACACTCACGCACCATTGCCGTTGCTGACATAGTGGCTTTTAAGTCTTTGCCTGTATTTTGCTTATAAATAGCATTGATAGCTTTTTTGTCTTTAGGGTTTACATTCAATACTTGACGTGCAAACCCTTCAACATAACGATTAGAGACGGTATCAGGATTGACGGTAGCCAACATCGAATCAGAAAAATCATCAACATCACCCGTAGGCTCTGCTTGTTCAAAATCTTCATCATCAAACTGTGCGCCCTGACCTTCAACATATTCAATGTATGCCTTTGGACGGATAGACAGTAAACGGTTAATGTGGTCTTTATTATCAATGTCGCATAGATGAGGGGACGTGTTGTCCTTCTCATCTACTGGGCGAAATTTATAAACCACCTGTCTTAGCACGTTTTGGCCAAATGAAATATCACTACCACCAACACGCTTTAACAAGCACTCAATCAACATGATTTACACCTCGATGTTTTGTTTTGGACGATACTTCATTGTGATAGTGATTTTCGCACCCAATGCCGCATTAACCGTGTTGGCTGTGGTGATTTTGATACCAATAGGCGTAAACCCACTAGACGCAGGAGCAACACGCAAACCATCCGTAGTGTCTTCACGCTTGATGGTTGCAGTAGCCAACGAACCAATTGCAATAACCGCTTGCGACATATCAGTAGCACTAGCATTTAAGAAGCCAACACTACCCGCACAAGATGTACCTAGTGCGTCTGTTTCTAAACGCAAGTCGGTTAAAACATGGTTAGCAGGTAATTTAGCTAACTTGATGATGTCATTGATTGCCAGTGTAGTAGCAGCCGCAAAGGTGTAAGACGCACTAAAAGACATTGCATCACCAGCCTCGGTAGAAGTAGGTGCAACATCAATGTACTGAGTTGACGTATAAGTCGCCATGATTAACTCTCCAAACTAAGAATAAGGTTAAACCGCACGATTAGTACGGTTGTGCAGCAGCAGAATCAATAACGATAGAATTAACATCGCTACTGTTGAACTGTGGGCGTTTTAAGCCAACGATACACTTAGTCGCAATGCCTAAGCGATTCTTATAGTCGCGCCATTCTTCTGCCCAATCAAAGCGTAAGCCATTGGCAGGACTACCAAATGCGGCAACCATTGCTTGACGACCCATAAA